CGTGAACTCAAAAAAATGATTGAAGAACAGCAACGCATTCAAGAAGCACGGGAAGCAATGCGCTTTAGTTATCGCAGATAGGAGCTATCAAATGGCAGAAAATATGAATGTACTGCCTCATGATCTACTAGCTGAACAAGCTGTGTTAGGTTCCATCTTCCTTGATCCAGATAAGATCCACATTGCTTCTGAATATTTGACTAAAGATAGTTTCTTCAAGCTGTCTCATGGGATGCTCTTCAACATTATGCAGGAGTTATCAGACAGAGGGGATCCAATTGATCCAGTGTCAGTCAAATCCGCCCTTGACTCTAGTGGACAATTTGAACAGGTTGGAGGAATGGCATTTCTTGCAAGTCTTATCAATGCAGTCCCTACAAGCGCCCATATAGAACACTATTCAAAAGTAGTTGCTGAAAAGTCAAGAGCCAGAAAAGTCATTGAAGACTTGAGCCAGAGCATTTCAAGCGTTTACGATGGCCAAAAAGATTTGAATGAGATCCTTTCTCAAACCGAGCAGAATTTGTCAACAATTTCAAACGAGCAGAAAAAAGGATTCAGGCCCATCATTGATGTGATTGATTCAACACAGTCTATTCTAGATGAACGCTCTCAGAAAGTTGGTGATGTGACAGGAACTTCAACAGGATTCACTGATTTTGACCAAATCACAACAGGTCTTCATGAAGATAACCTGATCATTATCGCTGCAAGGCCTGCAATGGGGAAGACAGCATTTGCTCTGAACATCGCTCAGAACGTGGCAAAAAGTTCAGATAAAGCAGTAGCATTCTTCTCACTTGAGATGGGAGCAGAAAGCTTGGTGGAGCGTATGCTGTCAGCAGAAGGCTTGATTCCATCGTATCATGTCAGAACAGGGAATCTCTCTGAGAGCGAATGGCGCAGAATGATTTCAGCACAGGAACGACTAGCAAAAGGGAAGATCTTCATTGATGATACAGCAGGAATCAGAATTTCAGAAATTAGATCAAAGGCCAAAAGACTGGCTCAAGAAAATGGCGGTTTAGGATTGATTTTGATTGACTATCTTCAACTAATCGAAGGAAGAGGAAGAGAGAACAGACAACAGGAAGTCTCTGAGATTTCAAGACAATTGAAGATCATAGCCAAAGAATTGAAAGTCCCTGTCATCGCTCTCAGTCAGTTATCTCGTGCAGTCGATCAACGGAATGATAAGAGACCTATACTGTCAGACTTGAGGGAATCTGGATCAATTGAGCAGGATGCTGACATAGTGGCCTTCTTATACAGAGAAGCTTACTACAAGCGTGATGAACAAGAAGAACCAGACAATGTGACAGAACTCATCCTTGAGAAGAACAGGCATGGAAGCCTTGGGACTGTCCAGCTATTCTTCCTCAAAGAATACGCAAAATTTGCAAACAAGGAGGCCTAATGGATGGTAACTGAGAACCGTAGATATTACTGGTTACAATTAAAAGATGACTTCTTCAATTCCAAAGAAATGAAGTTGATGAGGAAGCTTCCCGGTGGAGAAGAGATCACAATCATCTATTTGAAGATGATGCTTGCAAGTCTAGCCGAACAAGGGAAATTGTATTTTGAAGGATTAGCTGAAGATCTAGCTGAAGAATTATCACTCATCATTGATGAAGATCCTGAAGCAATCAGATTGACATTGATGTTCTTGACTAAGAAAAAACTGTTGACAACATCAGACAATTACCAGTTCAATCTTGAACAAGTTCCTGAGATGGTAGGCAGTGAAACAGCAAGCACCCGTAGATCTCGCAAACATCGAGAAACGCAAAAACTGTTGCAATGCAACACCACTGCAACAAAAGGCAACGGAGATATAGATATAGATATAGATATAGATATAGATAAGGGGCTAAAGCCCCAATCAGATGTCTATGAAGAAATTATCAAATATCTGAACGAGAAAACTGGTTCACATTTTAAACCAACTAGCAAGTCAACTCAAAGACTAATCAACGGAAGATTGAGTGAGAACTATACAATTGAAGATTTCAAATATGTGATTGATGTTAAGACAAACGAATGGAAGGGCAACACAAAGATGTCTAAATACTTAACACCAGATACGCTCTTCAACGCTAGTAAATTTGAAAAATACCGCAATCAGCAAATGCCTAAACAGCCAAATGTTCAGAAGCAAGATGAAAGGTTGGGATTCTAATGAATGAAGAAATTACATCTTGTGAAAAGCATGGCTGTCAGATTCAACGTGCAAAAGTGAAGATCAGTGGATCAGAACAGATCATTGAGATTTGTCCTGAATGTGAAAAAGAAGAAATCCTGAAGATAGAATCTCTCTTGAGACAGGAAGCAAAAATTCAAGCCCTCTTGTCTCACACTTACAAAGTATTTGAAAGAGAAAGCATCTATTCTCAAGAGTTGAGAGATAAGACATTAGAGAATTATACAGCAGACAATTCAACTAATGAGCAAGCTCTGAACTTCATGAAACGGATGCTGAGGGATTATCTGAAATTTGAAACAGGGAATGTGATTCTGAGTGGACCGCCTGGCATTGGGAAAAGCCATCTTTCTATTGGATTAGCAAAAGCATTGAATGAGAAATCAAAAGAATGCGAGAATCCAAAAAGCGTGATCTTTATCTCAACATCAGCTCTCTTCAATAAGATTGAAGAAAGCTTCAATGGTCGAGGAGACTTCACAGAGAGCTACGCTGTGGATCTGCTCAGTAAAGTTGATTTTCTCTTCTTGGACGATTTAGGGAAAGAAAGTAGCATGAGCGCCAATCTAAAAGAAGCTAATGAATGGAGACAAAGAGTGTTGTTTAAAATTTTAGACAACAGGCAAATAACATTCTTCAACACTAACTTGTCAAGCAATGACATCAAAAAAATCTACAATCAAGCACTTGCTGACCGAATCTTTAAGGGAGCAAGCAAACACATTTACAAATTTCCTGAAACTATGGAAAGTCGGAGGTATTAACGAATGGAAAATAACAAATTAAAGGATCTAATTTCAAAAGTTCAAAAATGGTTCTATGACCGCAACTTACACACTCAGGAACCCAATAAGCAATTCCTGAAGCTCTATGAAGAAATCGGGGAGCTGTCAAGAGGCATTGCTGAAAAAGATGAAGAAGTGACCAAAGACAGCATTGGAGACATCACTGTTGTATTGATTGGGTTGACTCTTCAACTTGGTATCAACACAAAAGAAATCTTCCCAGAACAAGAAAAATTCTTTTTTTTAGAAGCTGCAAAGACAGAAGATTACTTTGTATTGATGATGGATCAGGCTCTAGCATCTTATTTCAACCGTCAAGGCTATCAACTAAAAAGCGTAGTACATGAATTGATGCGAATCTCTCAAATGCTGAACTATGATTTTGTGGGATGTTTAAATAAAGCCTATGAAGAAATCAAGGACCGCAAAGGGAAATTGGTTGACGGAATTTGGATCAAGGAGGAACGACTAAAATGAAAGAACGATCATTTGAACAGATTTTAGAAGAGATGAATGATTCAGTAAATAAGCCAAATCACTATTGTGGTGAATATGGTCTAGAATCAATTGATGTCATCCGGAACTTTGCCGGAAACCTGAAAGGAGTTCAGGGATTCTATTGGGGAAATGCTATCAAGTATCTATGTAGATTCCAGAAGAAGAACGGGCTTGAAGATCTTGATAAAGCTAAGAAATATCTTGAATGGCTTATTGAAGATTTAAAAAACAACCATGAACAGGAGTGACAACATGAGAGATTACACAAGGAATCAGATGGATCACTTCCGTCAACAATTGCAATTATTGATTTTAGGAAAAGGACTAACACGGAAAGAGCTGTCAAGAAAACTGAATAGACATCAAAACACAATTCAGCAATGGATCACTAAAGATAATATAAATCAAGCTCAAGTTAAAGAATTGTGCAAATTCTTCAACATTGACGAGAAGGAACTGATGGGAGATCCAGAAGAATTGACAGATTATAGATTCTTTGATCAAGGAAAATACATCTGTACAGCTCCACTTAAAGAATTAAGCAAGATCACTGGCAAAGATGTGTCAATGCTCAAGTATTATATACACTTGAATGAACAAGGAAGAGAAGCTGGCCAATACAGAATAGAAAGGGTCATTGAATATGAAAAGTAAGATTAATTGGCTAATTATCAACTTGATTTCATTGACTGTTATTTCACTAGTCATTGCTATCAATCTCAATTCTAGATTAGTAGATCAAAAAAACAAGATCAAAGATATGGAATGGACTATTCAGGAACATGAATTGAGCATTCAAAGAATGGCAGAACACAATACTGCACAAGATGTCATCTTGAATAAATTAAATCAAGAATATCAAATGCAGGAACGCAAGAAAGCAGAAGCGCTCAAGGAGGCTGCTGAAATGAATAATGTCGGAGGATAATAATGATTAACAATGTGACTCTTATTGGTCGATTGACCAGAGATGCAGAACTACGCTATACACCTAGCAACATTGCAACTGCTCAATTCAATATTGCATGCAATCGCAACTTCAAAAACGCAAATGATGAATATGATGCAGATTTTATCAATTGTGTTATGTGGAAAGAACAAGCAGAACGCTTCTGCAATTGGACAAGAAAAGGAATGCTTGTGGCAATCACTGGACGAATTCAAACAAGAAATTATGAGAATCAGCAAGGACAACGTGTATATGTGACTGAAGTTGTAGCAGAAACTTTCCAAGTTTTGGAAAAACGTGACAATACTGCAAATCAAAATAGCATGACAGAACAGATGCCACCAAGCTTTGCCAACCCAATGGACATTACAGATGACAAATTACCATTCTAAGAAAATCAAATGTTAAAGAGGAGAATTTATAAAATGGGTGATTGGACTAAAGTTTTAATATATGGTACCTTTGACGGGTTTACTTTTTCGACAGATGAACTGACACGGATTAATGTGGTTCTTGGTAGTGGCGAAATAGTAGAAGTGCCGGAAGATTTTGTTGTAAGTGCGGATCAAATGGTCAATAAACATAAAATTAAACTAAAAGATGTTATCGCACGAATTGAAAGGTTTGATCTTGCAACTAAAGAAGTATGGATCAATGAAATTTTGTATAAACTTGGAAGTGATTATGGGTTTCATAAATATTATGCAGGGTATAAACAAGGCAAGTTAGAAGGTTTAATTGAATGTGAAAAAGTCACGATCACACAAGACATAGCAGATTATATTGAATATGCCAAAGAAAACGATTGGGATTTGCAAGATGCTATGAATTTAATAGTGGACGAAGAAGATGGGAATCTTTCTGATTGGTTTTATAAAGACAAGAATATGGAAACATTAGCCCTTGCTTGGATCAATGGCTACATAGTCAAGGAAGAAAAGCGGTATTTGGTGAAGATAAAAGACATTGAAGGTGATAACTGTTATTTAAACCGTGTTATGAGTAAGTGGATTATCGCTGGAAGTGATGATCACCCAGCTCTGGATATATACACACACCATACACGCAAAGAGCTAGAAAAGGCTGGCTTTGGAGCAGTGTTTAACAGCCCACTGTTCGAAGTTGAGGAGGTAGAGTGATGGGATTTATTAGTTGGTTAACTTTATTATTAATAGCTTTGAAATTGTTAGGTGTAATCTCTTGGAGCTGGTTCTATGTATTTCTGCCTGCAATAGCTGATCTAGTAATTTCTATTGTGATTTTAGTGATAGCTAAAATGATATGGGATAAGTAGGACTTGTTATGGAATTTCAAAATTTTATTTATTTGTTGCTGACTTGTATTAGGCTCACTGGCTTATTGTGGGCATTAGTTATTGTTTACAGAAGTAGGAAAAAGAAATGAGAACTTATGTTGTAAGAAAATATCATGGTCATTCAAGTTGGATCGATCCCAAACATTTAGCCGAATACACTGAAGCTGAATTTGAAACAAGACATGAAGCACTTGCCCACTGTGAGAAGTTGAAAGGCAAAGGGATAGTAGAAATCTATCAAAGAGAGGTTACTGAATGAAAAAATTAGACAATAGAGACTTGTTTAATCTTGATCAAGAATTATTAAATTTTCGTAGAATTGACCAGGCAATCTGGACACGCAAAGCAGAATTGATGGCAAAAAATGGTGATGATCTGGTTGGGGGAGGAAAGTATGGAATCAGCAAACCAACAGAAAACACAGTGATGAAATTTGCTACAGATGTGACTCTGAAGAATCTTGAACTGTTCAAAGAGACTGTCGAAACTTTAAAGAAAAAATTGACAGGAGAACAACTTGACATCTTTTACTTAAGATGGGGGCAAGCACGTCTTGATTGGGAAGAAATAGCTGAGAAAAAATTCTTCAGTAGTTCAACAATTTATAGAAAACGTAGACATATTCTTGAAACTTACGCTGTAATAAAAGGGATCTTGTAAATTGAGAAAATAAGTTATTGTATTCTCACACAAAATAAAATACTATAATCTTGTTCATGATAACCATATCATGGATGAGAGGGTCTCCTAATAGTGGTTAGGGAGTTAGCTCAAACGGTTAGAGCATGCTGGCGGAAAACAGCAGATGCAGGTTCGATTCCTGTACTCCCAATTCCTTATGAAAATCAATTTTAATATAGAGAGGGGGAAGCGTATGGAAGAGGTCTCACCCATAAAAGATACAGATGACATCCAAGCCATGAAAGACTATCTGAGAGAGTGGAATGAAATGTATTACATGTTATTCATCACTGGTCTCAATACAGGTTTGCGAGTCGGTGACATCCTCACACTCAAAGTCAAAGATGTTCAGGGATGGCACATCAAACTACGAGAGAGAAAGACTGGCAAGCAGATTTCTCGTAGGATGACAAAAGAGTTGAAACGAGAAATGAGGAAGTATGTTGAAGGGAAGCCATTCCATCATTTTCTATTTAAGAGCAGGCAAGGAGGAAACAAGGCCATCACTCGTGAACGAGCCTACCAGATCATTCACGAGGCTGCTGAAGAATTGGGCATTGATAACGTGGGAACGCACACGATGCGCAAAACATTTGGATATAAATACTACAACAAAACAAAGGATGTAGGCACATTACAAAAGATGTTCAATCATTCATCTCCAGCGATTACGCTGAGATACATTGGAATTGAACAAGCTGAATTAGATGATGCCTTGAGAAACTTTGTTATTTAATTTTATAATTTTGACATTAACATAATGAGTTAAGCATAAGCTAAGAAAAGAGAAACGTATGAAAGCCATATTCTAAAAGGATTTCAGAAACAAGGCGAGCTTAACAAAATATAAGATATGTGAAAGTGAGGGTAAAAATGATTCCAAAATTCCAAGCATGGGACAAAAATAAAAGATGTATGAAAGATGTTGATTTCACTCCAAAGGGTATTTCATTTGATGATGTGGAATTCATGCAATCAACAGGACTTAAAGATATAAACGGTAATGAGATCTTTGAAGCAGATATTCTGAAAAACAATGCTCAGGAATATATTTTTCTCGTGAGATATGATTATGATAATTGTAGATGGTTTGGTGAAGGTATTACAATAAATACCAGAATAGACATAACAAGAGACATTCTCAAATACTACTCAAAAATTGGGAACCGTTGGGAAAGTCCTGAATTGTTAAAAAAAGAAAAACGCTACAAAGTGAAAATAAAAGCATCTGGTCAATACATCATGAGAGATCCTGATGAAGATGCAATTTATTTTTACAGCAGTAAAGCACATTCAAAACTTACAAAGAAGAAACTGGAACAAGCTGGATTCGGTTGGGTCTTTGATTGTGAAGGAATTGAAGTTGAGGAAGTAGAATGACAAGGTGGGATCAATATGAATCTATTTGATGAACTAAAACAAATCGGTGCAGAGAGTCATGAAGTGTGGTTTAAAAGATTTTTCAATAACTTGCAACTAGAAGAAAAATTGAAAGTATCCGCCAGAAAGGGCTTCTCATCCTTTAGGATTTATTTTTCAAAAGCAAAAGACGATTACACACGCAGACGCTTGAACGATGATAAAACGCTAGAAGCATTGAAGAAACGACTTGGAAAAGGATTTATAATAAAATATGAAGATGTATATTCTTTTAGCTTTACGAAAAAACCAGGTATCACAGATAGGTATATAAGCATTGAATGGTGATGAATTTAAAACTGCAAAAAACAAAATGAGAAAATAAGCTCTTGTTTTCTCACATAAAATAAAATATTATGATAGCATAGCTTTCAAGTATGAGAGGGACAGCCAATCAGTTCGGTCTGTCCTTTTTGTGTGAGGAGGATTATATGTATAACAAAATTGTCAGACCTTCTTTGAAGACAAAGAAGTGGGAGAAGTTCAGAGATAAGATTCTAAGAAAACATAATTATCTTTGTCAGGAAAGTTTGAGATATGGAATATCAGAACCAGCTGAAATGGTTCATCATATTTTTCCAGTGTCCGAATATCCTGAACTAGAATTTCAAGAATGGAATTGTCTGCCGCTTACCAACAAGCGACACAATACTTTTCATGACAGGAAGAATGATAAAGTTATTGGTCAAGGAATTTTTTGGCAAAAGAAACGAAAAAGGGAATTTTTAAATTTTTACAAAAATCGAAAAAATGAAATTTTGTAAAAATCGAATTTTTCAATTTTTCAATTTTTGAATTTTTCGATTATCCCCCCCATCGAAAAAAATTTTTTTCGAGCGTCTGGGAACCGGTGAAGGGAACTTTTTCCAAGTCGGGACCGCTCAGACAAAAAGGGGATAAAAACTAAAGGGATTTTGGGAAGGAGGCCTAGTTTTTGGCAAAACCAGTCACAGCTAAGTCAATCAAGTCAAAAGTCATCAAACAGATGAAAGAGCTTGGGACTTATCGCAAAGAATTTGACATGATCATTGATATCTTTGCAGGCATGCTATATCAGTATCAGAAACTTGCTCAGGATTATGCTGATATGGGCTATCCTGTCACAGATGTCTACGTTAACAAGGCAGGAGCTGAGAATGAGCGCAAGGTCCCCATTCTCACAGCGATGGAAATCTTACGGAAAGACATACTCAGTTATTCTAATCAATTGATGATGAATCCTAAATCACTTGGTGAAGTGGTAGAGCAAGACAATGGATCAGTTCTCACAGAGGTTCTGAAATTCAAGGATGAGATCAAGAAGAAAAGGGTGAAGTCTGATGGGTAACGTGGATAAAGCTAAAAAATACGCCCAACACGTTTTAGACCATCAGGAAGAGCATTGTGAAGAGAACATTTTGGCAGCATCACGCTTCCTGAGAGATTTGGACAATCCAGAGTTTGAGATGGATGAAGACATGGTTGATTTTGTCGTTCATTTCATCGAGAACACAATTGTCCATCAGCAAGGTGATGATATGTTTGCGGTCTCTATCCGTAACAAGCCATTGATCTTGCAACCGTGGCAACATTTTGTAGTTGTCAATCTTTTTGGCTTCTACATCAAGGGAACAAATGAGAGACGCTTCAAGGAAGCTTTGATCATGCTTGCCAGAAAAAATGGCAAGACTTCCTTCACTGCTGCAATCGCTCTGGCCTATCAGATTCTTGATACAGATAGCGGTTCAAAATGCTATATTGTAGCCAATTCTGTCAAGCAAGCCTTGGAAGCCTTTGGATTCTTGAGGTTCAATGTTGAGCGATGGAATGACAAGAACATCCGTATCAAAGATAACAACCAAGAACACTCCATCACTGCCAATTTTGGTGAGGAGGGTTCATTCTTTATCCAAGCACTAGCAAATGATGAAAGTAGGCTTGACTCTCTCAATGGGAATGTCATCATCCTAGATGAAGCCCATACAATGAGAAATTCAAAGAAATACGGTCTTATGAAGAAAACAATGTCAGCATACCGGAACAGTATGCTTTTTGTTATTTCTACAGCAGGGGACATTCCAACGGGCTTCCTTGCTAACCGTCTGAAATACTGTCAGAAGGTGTTGAAAGAGTTGGTCAAAGATGATTCATTCTTCATTTTCATCTGCAAAGCGAATCAGGCAATAGATGGAGATGTGGGAGACTACTTGGATGAGAATGTGTTGAAGATGGCTAATCCCTCATGGGGTGTTACTGTCTCACTCAAGGCCCTCAAGGAAGAAGCAGAACAGGCCTTGAATGATCCACAAACCAGAAACGAGTTCTTCAATAAGACACTGAATGTCTTCACTAACTCAATGAACGCTTATTTCAATCCAGATGAGTTTATTGCTAGTGATGACTGCTATGACTGGACCATTGAGGAGCTTGCAAGGCTTCCTATTCGCTGGTATGGAGGAGCTGACCTTTCAAGACTGCATGACTTGACCGCTGCTTCCCTTTACGGTGTGTACAATGATGGTGAAAAAGATGTTGATATCTGTATCACACACGCTTTCTTCCCTCGTGTAAATGCTCAGAAGAAAGCCAATGATGATGGCATCCCACTTTTCGGGTGGCAATCAGATGGTTGGCTGACAATGAGTAACACTCCAACAGTTCTCTATGATGACATTGTTAAATGGTTCATAGAAATGCGACAGAAAGGCTTCAAAATTGCTGCTGTCGGTATGGATAGGAAATTTGGTAGAGAGTTCATGCTCAAAATGAAGCAAGCTAAATTCAAAATGATTGACCAGCCTCAGCTATTTTATTTGAAATCAGAGGGATTCAGAAGAATTGAATTGAAAGTGAAGAATAAAGAATTTTATTATGTACATTCGGACGCTTATGAATATTGTGTCAGCAATGTCAGAGCCATTGAGAAAGTGGATGATGCTGTCCAGTATGAGAAGTTAGACGGTGATGGCGGTACAGCAAGAATTGACTTGTTTGATGCAAGTGTTTTCGCTTGTATTCAGGCGCTTGCTAACCTTGGTAAGAATAAGAATGTGATGGCTTACTTTGATTAGATAGAAAGGAGGTGAGAAATATGGGAATCTTTGACAAATTATTCAAGCGTGGCAAGTCTCAGACGATGTTCACAAGCTTTGGGAATTCAGATCTGGGCATCATGTATGACGGTGATGGCTATATTCCACTAGCAAGGAATCCAGATGTGATCATGGCAGTCAATAAAATTGCTGACATGGTTTCAAACATGACTATCCAGCTTATGGAAAATACAGAATCCGGTGATGTACGAATCAAGGACGGGTTAGCCCGTAAGATTGACATCAACCCTTGTGATCACATGACAAGAAAATCATGGATCTTCAAGATTGTCAGGGACTTACTCCTGTTTGGCGATGGGAATTCTGTGCTACATGTGGAATATGACCCCATGACTGACTACATCAGCAATCTCAGACCATTCCCGATGTCAGAAGTGTCGTTCAAAAGTAATGATCTAACATACATGATCCATTTCAGGGATACAGATTTCAATCCAGATGAAGTGGTCCACTTTGCCATCAATCCTGATCCAGACCGGCCTTATATTGGGACCGGTTTTAGATTGGCCTTGAAAGACATTGTACGCAATTTGAACATGGCTACACAGACCAAGAAGGGCTTCATGAACGGAAAGAACGTTCCAAGTCTCATCGTGAAGGTGGACTCATCCAGTGAAGAACTTGGAACTGTTGAGGGGCGGGAGAAAATCGCTAAGAAATACTTGACAACAAGTCAGTCTGGTGAACCTTGGATTGTTCCTGATGCCTTGATGGAAGTGGAACAAGTGAAGCCATTAAGTTTGAATGACATTGCTCTGAATGAGTCAGTAGAAATTGATAAGAAGACAGTAGCTGGGATGTTAGGAGTTCCGGCTTTTGTTTTAGGGGTAGGAGACTTCAACAAAGAAGAATACAACAACTTTGTGAATACCACTATCATGAGCATCGCAACAACGATTACTCAAACACTTACAAGAGATCTACTGACTTCAACAACACGTTACTTCAAATTCAATCCACGTTCACTATACTCTTACGACATTACAGAGCTTTCAACTGTTGCTCAACAAATGACCAACAGTGCTGCAATGCGTAGAAACGAGTGGAGAGATTGGGTGGGTATGACTCCGGATCCTGAAATGGATGAAATTATTGTTCTTGAAAACTATCTGCCACAAGGTGAGTTAGGCAATCAGAACAAACTAAATAAGGAAGGAGGAAATGCCAGTGAAGAAACGTAATTCCTACATCGCTACTCAATTTGAGACACGAGAAGAACAAGAATCTGGTGACTTGATTCTGAGTGGCTACTTCATCCGGTTCGATGAAGAAACTGAGCTGTGGCCAGGCTATTTTGAAGTGATTAAACGTGCAGGAGTGGAAGAAGCAATCAAGAATGCTGACATCCGTGCATTATTCAATCATGACCATAACCTAGTATTAGGACGCACAGGCAACAGCACAGTTAGTCTCAAAGTTGATGACAAAGGCCTATATGGTGACATTATCATCAACAGGAATGATCCTGACGCTATGGGAGCCTATGCCCGTGTACAGCGTGGGGATATTGTTGGATGCAGTTTTGGATTTATGCCAATTAAGGTGGATACCATTGAGCGTGAAGATGGTTCCTATCTTGATATCGTGCTAGAGCTTGAAATCTTTGAGGTCAGCCCTTGCACATTCCCGGCTTATCCACAGACTGAAATTGCTGCACGGAAGAAAGACTTTGAATGTCTAAAACGTGCTAATAGTGAAGCGTTAAATGAACGCAAAATGAAAATTAAGGAGAAATACAATTTATGAATAAAGCATTGATTTATGGCGCACGCATGCGTGCAAAAGCAAGCAAGGTTGTTGAACTGGAAGAAGCAATCACAGAATTGAATGAACGTTCTGCAATCGAAGCAGAAAAATTGGAACGTGCTGAAACGGAAGAAGAAGTTTCAACGGTTGAAAAGAGCCTTGAAGAAATCCAAAAAGAATTGGAAGAAAAACAAGCAGAAAAAGCAAAACTTGAAGAAGAAATTGAAGAACTTCAAAAGCAAGTTGATGAACAAAATCGGAAAGCCCCAACATTCAAAGATGTTGAGCAACGTGGAGGAAAGAAATTGGAACAACGTGACGCAATTGCTAAATTCATTCGTACTGGTCAAACTAGTAACATTGAAGGTCTTAAAACAACTGACTCTGGAAGCGCTGCTTTGATCCCAACTGAAGTGTTAAAACCTCACTTCCTTGAAAAGACACGCAATCCACTCTTGGATCTTGTCCAACGTGTTCAAGTGAATAGTGGTTCTGGTAAATATCCAGTTATCAAGAAGACAGATGGGAAAATGGCTTCTACTGATGAATTGAAAGCAAATCCTGAGCTTGGAAAACCAAAAATCAGTGAAATTGATTACTCAATCAAGACTTACCGTGGATACATTCCTGTGTCTCAAGAAATGATTGATGATGCAGACTATGACATCATGTCTATTGTAGAAGATGAAGTAGTCAATCAAGGTGAAAATACTGAGCTTTCATTGATTACTGCTGTACTAAAAACAGCTACTCAAGCAGATGCTGCTGGATTAGATGGCATTAAAGATATCTACAACAAGAAACTAAAATCAATCTACAAACCGAGCATTGTTGTAACTCAATCAATGTTTGCAGCGCTTGATAAGGTCAAGGATAAAAATGGGAAATATATGCTTCAACCAGATGTTACATCACCTACAGGATATTCATTCGGTGGCAAAAAGATTTATCCAGTGGATGACACTTTGTTTGGCAATGAAGGTGATATGAAGTTCTTTATTGGAGATGTTGCAGAATTCGTTAAATTGTTTGACCGTCTTCAAGTATCTGTCAAATGGATCAACAATGACATCTATGGCCAATTGCTTGGGCTCTTCCTACGTCTTGACGTCAAGAAAGTAGATGAAGCTGCTGGATTCTTTGGCACATACACTGATGTTGTAGCGTAAGGAGGTATCACATGCCCTATACAGTAATCCGTCCATTCAAGGACATGCGTGACAAAGAACAACATGAATATAAAATTGATGATGTATTTCCACGCAAAGGCTATGAACCTGATCAAGAGTTTGTTCAAGGACTCTTGACAGGCTTCAACTCAGCAGGCTCAATCTTCATCACTGATGAAGTAGTAAAGAAAGCTACTAAGAAAGTAGAAGAGACTGCTGAAGAAGTGGAAGAAACTGCTGAGAAAGCAGAAGAAACCTCTGAAGAAGTGGAAGCAACTACTGAGGAAGTAGAAGAAACCACTGAAGAAAAACCAAAACGCAAGAAAGCAACCAAGAAAGAGGAAGAATAGCATGGACACTGGTCAGTTAGTGGAATTACTTAAAATCAAATTAGGAATTGCTTCAAATTTGCGTGATAAAACACTAGAGAAGATTGTCTCAAGCGTCATCAGCGAATTAACAAACAATCTGGGTGTTGAATTGGTTCCAGATCGTGCTGACCATGAAATGTTCATTGTTGACTTTGCTGCTTATCGCTATGAAGGTGGTGTTGATTTACCACGTCACCTTCAATGGCGCTTGCACAATCTGCAAATCTCTTCCAAGAAAGAGGTGTGAGATGTGGAATGATGAAATCACATTGATAGGTTTTAAAATTACAGGCAAGGACAAGCTCAAGCAAGATCTAGCTGAGAAGGTAAAGACTACAATTTTCTGTAAAAAGAAATCTATCACACGGTCAGAATTTTACCAAGCCAATCAGGCTGGCATTCGTCCAAATCTGATTGTTGATATTCACAGTTTTGAATACGACAATCAGGAGTTTGCTGAATTTGGCGGTAAAGAGTACCGGATTTTGAAGACATATCCAATCAACCTCAACATCCTTGAATTGACTCTAGTGGAGAAAATGACATGAGACAAGATCTAGCCAGTCAAATTGCTAAAGCATTAGCAGAGTATTCCACAGAAGTTGAAGAAAAAGTTGACAAGATAGCAGAAGAAACAGCAGAAGAGGCCGTCCAAGAATTAAATACCACAAGCCCAAAAAGTCCAAGGGCAAAAGGTGGTAAGTATGCCAAATCGTGGAAAAAAACAAAAATGGGGAAAGGTAATTTTGTAGTGCATAACAAAAATTACCGTCTCCCTCATTTGCTTGAATTTGGCCACTTAAAAAGGAACGGGGGACGGGTTTCCGGCATCGTACACATCAAGCCGGCAGAAGATCACGCTATCGAGAATTTTGAAAAGAAATTGAAGGAGCTTGGAAGATGAAGCTGTCAGAGTTTGCAGAAATTTTGGAACAGGCTGGGTTGCCAGTCACCTATAAGGCATTCAGGGAAGGAAATGTCCCGTCGCTGCCTTACCTTATCTATTTTGAAAGCTTGCCATCTATCACAGGGGCAGACAATCAAGCATCATACAAGATCCGTGCTGTCACTGTAGAATTAGCCTTTGAACAAAAAGATGAGGAATTAGAAGAACGATTGGAAGAGCTGTGGAATGTCCACAAGCTCTTTTATGATGTTCAGGAAGAAAATTTTATTGAATCAGAAAGACTATTTGTGAAGTCTTATGAAGTCTATCTATATTGAGGAGGAAAGAAATGACTGAAAATAAAGTTACCTATGGACTTGAAAATGTCCATGTGGCACCAATCCAATCTATCAGTGAAACAGGAGTGATCACTTATGGTCCGGTCTTCCGTTTTCCGGGAGCAATGGAATTGACGCTAGACCCTAAAGGGGATTCTGGCTCAGTGAAAGCTGATAACATTGATTATCATTTCATCAATTCAAATGAGGGATATGAAGGTAAGTTCAAAGTCCCACACATCATTGAAGCATTCGCTACAAAAATCTTGGGCGACATCAAAGACCCTACAACAGGAGTCATCACAGAAAAAGCAGATGCTAAGACAACCAACTTTGCTCTTATGTTTGAATTCTCTGGTGATGCTAACAAGACACGTCACATCATGTATTACTGTTCAGCAAGTCGCCCATCAAGTGGATCAGCTACTAAGAACGGAACCAACGTGAATGAACGTGAATTGAGTTTCAATGCTAGTCCCCGTCCCGGTGATCAAGTGGTGAAACGTTCCATCACATCAGCAGATGATCAAGAAGTTTATAAGAAATGGTTTGAAAAGGTCTATGAACCTAATCAAGCTTTGTAATTGAGGAGGTCTTAAATGCGTAAGAGTGTGATCATTAGTGAAAAGGAGTATGAGCTTGTAACCAATGCTTACACTCCTATTGCTTATAAGAGTGAATTTGGGAAAGATTTCTTCCAAGACCTATTTGGAATGATCTCAAATCAAAATATCATGCAGATGGCTGAGAATGGCAACAATGAAGTTGACATCAACATGTTGGCCAACTTTGACATGACCTTCTTCAATCGCTTGTTTTGGGTTTTCACAAAATCAGGAAATCCACACATCAAGCCTTATGAACAATTTTTTATGGAGATGGAAGAATTTCCTTTGCAGGAAATCGCTCCAATTCTAATGGAAATGATTAATGACACGATGACATCAAAAAAAAACCAGATGAGTCAGAATCAGCCAGTGATGAAATCTTTACAGTAGAATCATACCTTTCATGTTGTAAAGAAACTGGGCTTACAATTGATGATCTGAAGCACATTTCAATTGGAATGGCTCTGGATTATCAAACAGATTATGTGAATTTGCGTACTGAGAACAAATCAGAAACACGCAAGGCCACACAGTCAGATTTTGACTCATTCTAGTCTGAAATAGAGTGCTGAGAGGAAGAATCTGAGGTCAAGTTCATTGAATAGATGGACGATTGATCACAAGAAGCCTTTAGGCGCTCTTTATATTTTTATGTGAAAGGAGGAAATATGGCCGGTAATATTAAAGGGATAAAAATTGAGATTGGTGGTGACACACAGCCCCTTCAAAATGCCCTGAAAAAAGTAAATTCTGCCTCTATTGAAGCAGCAAAAGAATTGAAGAGCATTGACAAGGCTCTGAAATTTGACACAGGCAATGTGACTCTATTGGCTCAAAAGCAAGAAGTCCTTCAAAAGCAAGTCTCAACTACCAAAGAGAAATTGGAAACATTGAGACAGGCACAAGCACAAGTTGAAGCTCAATTCAAGAGCGGTGACATTGGTGCTGATCAATACCGTGCATTTCAACGGGAAGTGGTCCAGACAGAAAACATCCTGAAAGGCTATGAGAACAAGCTTGAAAATGTCAATAAGGCATTGGACGGAAATGGGAATGCCACAAAATCCAACCGTGAACAACTGAAAGAGCTTCAAAATGAGCAACAGCGCCTTGCAAGTGAAGGTGACAAAGTTGTCAGCTCATTCAAGTTACAAGAAAGCCAAATGGGTTCAAATGCTAGTGAAGCAGATAAGCTGGCACTTGCTGAACAGAAGATTGGCAAGCAAAGTGAGATTGTTGCTCAACAGGTCGAGAACCTTGAGAAACAACTTGCCATTGCAAAACAAGAGTATGGCGAGAACTCAACAGAAGTCAATAAGCTAGAGACTCAACTGAATGAGTCCAAGGCTGCCTTCAATGGGCTTGCCAATGAAATGGAAAATCTTGGTGAGTCAGGAAAAAAAGCCAGTGGCGGTCTTGAAGAGACAAACAAGCTTCTGAAAGCTGAATTGCTGAATCAATTTTCTGAGAAACTATCTGAGATCAGTCAAAAGTTGGTTGATTTTGGGAAGAGCGCCCTAGATGCGTTCCGGGAAATTGATGAGGGAATGGACACCATTGTCACCAAGACTGGTGCCGGTGGGAAAGCTCTTGAAGAGATGCAAGGCATTGCTAATGGCATCGCCACTGAGGTCCCTACTGACTTCAGTACCATCGGTAATGCGGTTGGTGAGGTCAATACTCAATTTAAATTGACAGGTGACGCTCTCAAAGTGACCTCAGAAGACATGATCAAATTCTCTGAGATCAATGGGACAGATGTCACGAACGCAACAATTCAGTCCAAACAAGCAATGGAAGCCTATGGCTTATCTATTGATGACTTAACAGAGATTTTGGATAATGTGACCTATGTCGCTCAAGATACAGGGGTTTCTGTTGATGACTTGATGAAAAAGGCCACAGATGGAGCGCCTCAGATCAAGATGCTTGGTCTTGAGTTCGGTGAGGCAGTCACATTGATTGGTCAATTCGAACAAAACGGGGTTGATTCATCCGCAGCACTCTCTGGACTGACAAAGGCTGCTGGTGTCTATACCAAACAAGGCAAGAGCATGAAGCAAGGCTTGAAAGAAACCATTGAAGCCATCAAGAACAGCAAGTCAGAGACAGAAGCAATGGGAATTGCTATGGAGATCTTTGGCGCTAAGAAAGCCCCACAGATGATTGATGCAATCAAACGTGGGAAATTCAACATGGAAGAGCTAGGCTACACTTCACAAGTGTCAGCCGGGCTGGTTTCACAAACTTACGAAAACACTCTGGACCCTATTGACAAATTTACCACAGCTCAGAATGGGTTGAAAATTGTACTAGGGGAAGTAGGAGGAGCAATAGCAGAAACATTTGCTCCAGTGCTTGATGTGCTTGTAGGTCTTTTTAAAAATGTCGCAGAATGGGTCAATAAACTACCTGGGCCAATTAAAGAGCTTGTAGTTGTATTTGGAAGTGTTGTGACAGTAGCTGGGTTACTATCACCAATATTCCTCGCATTACAAGCAGCAGCAATGGCAGCTGAAACAACTATAGGTGGACTGATAGCCGCTGCATTACCAATAATTGGAACAGTTGTAGCAGTAGCCGCTGCAATTGCTGGAATTATAGTAGTTATTAAGTATTTATGGGAAACCAATGAGGGATTCAGGACCGCTGTTGAAGCAGTCTGGAATGCTATCATGTCAGTCATCAATACTGTTGTCAAGGCTATCTCTGACTTTGTAATGCAAATCTGGGGGACATTGACAACATGGTGGAATGATAATCAACAACTGATTAGACAGACAGCAGAAACAGTCTGGAATGCTATTTCAGCAGTAGTGACAACAGTCATGAATGTCCTTGGACCATTTATTGAAACTGCATGGAATAACATTTCAACCGTAATTTCCACGGTTTGGGACACCATCAAAACCGTAGTAGAAACAGCCATCAACGTGGTATTAGGCATCATTAAGACTGTGATGCAGATTATCAATGGTGACTGGTCTGGGGCTTGGGAATCCATCAAGGGAATCGCTGAAAGTATCTGGAATGGCATCAAGAGCATTGCTGAATCTGTATTCAATGCTATAGCTCAGATCTTGTCTAATATCTGGAATACTATTTCCAGCACGGCATCAAGTATCTGGAATGGTATCAGCTCAACCCTATCTGGAATCTGGAATGGAATTTCCAGCACGGTCTCAAGTGTATTCAATGGAATTTCAAGTACAATTTCAGGTATCTGGAATGGTATCAGCTCAACTGCTTCAGGTATTTGGAATGGAATCAAAGATACAATTGGCGGTGCTATTAACGGGGCCAAAGACCTTGTAGGAAAAGCTATTGATGGAATTAAAGGCTTCTTCAATTTTCAATTCAAATGGCCACACATCCCACTACCTCACTTCAAGGCCAGTGGATCGCTGAACCCTATGGACTGGTTAAAAGGTAAAGGGATTCCAAGTATCGGCATTGAATGGTATGCCAAAGGTGGTATCTTAACCAAGCCCACAGCGTTTGGCATGAATGGAAATAGTCTCATGGTTGGTGGGGAAGCTGGAAAAGAAGCAGTCCTGCCATTGAATGAACGTAACTTGAGCGCCATTGGTCGAGGCATCGCCCAAACAATGGACCCACAAGGAACCGTGATAAACATCAACATCTCTGACAATATCATCAGAGAAGAAGCTGACATTGAGAAGATCGCCAATAAGGTATCTCAGAAGATAGCTGCTGAATTGAGAAGACAGAAAGAATTGAGAGGAGCGCCTGCATGGTAAGATACAACGAATTGATAATTGATGGAGTCGGAACTTCATCATTTCCATTTGATGTGATTGTACTTGAAGGCCCTACAATTCAGGTTGGTCTCTCAAAGGACAAACTTTTGAGTCATGATGGAGTTAGTGGATATATTGTTCAGTCAAACCCTCACAGAGAAGCGATTGAAAAGAAATACACTCTTCAGCTCATCAACCCAACAGAGTTGCAAGTCCTTGAATTTGTCCAATTTCTCTCCAAAAGAAATTTCTGGCTTGAGAATCAACAGAACAAGCTCACAAGATGGTTCTGCTATCAGACAAAGGTGTCTGACACTCAGAGAGATAAAACTAAAATGTATTCTTTAGAGGTGACATTTATTTGTCACCCTACAAAATACATGAAGAACAATGATGTTCAAACTCTCACTTCAAATGGTGTTTTCAGGCTACAAGGTAGCTCACTAGCGTTCCCTAAAATCATAATTAGAGGAAATAGCTCATCTGAGACTAGCTTCACGATTGGAAAGCAAACCATCAAGCTTGAACAACTATCTGAGAGCGCTGTGATGGTAAATGACCCACAGAATCCAAGCTTCCTTGATAAGAAAGGGAATCTGGTGAAGTGGTCAGGAGATTTTATCACAATTGACGCTAACCAAGCTCAGAAAACTGTTGGGGTGGTTTTAGGTCCTGGCATTCAATCACTTATTTTTGAAACCAATTGGGGGTGGTTATAATTCTATATTTATTAGACAGAAATGTTCAAACAGTAAAATGGAATGGCCAGCCACTCCATGAAGCAACAAAAGCAGAAGTTGAAGAAGTAATCAACGTGAGCTACACTCTCAAGGTTGATTATCCAATCACAGACACTGAAATTTATAAGAAGTTTCAGGAAGACATGCTCATCATTGCTCCCACCCCTGTCACTGGCCGACAACTATTCCGAATTAAGGAAATCAGTGAGCAAGATGACACAGTAAGTCTGACTTGTCAGCATATCACAGAGGACATCTTCAAGCGTTCTGTTCGCCCTATCAAGGTTTCAAACTCAACCTGTCAAATTGCCTTGAATGCTATGATTTCAGCAGTCAAGACACCACTTGGGAAATTCTCATTCTCAAGTAACATCATGGACAATAGAACCTTCAACACTACAGAAGATGAAACGCTCTATAAGATCCTGATGGATGGAAAACATTCCATCGTGGGTGCTTGGGAAGGCGAGATGATTCGTGACAACTTCCTGATCGACATTCCAAAGAGTCGGGGAATTGATCGTGGTGTGGTAATCACCACACATCAAAATTTGAAGCAGTATGAACGAAACAAGAGCAGTTCAAGCATCATCACAAGAATACATCTGAAATCAACATTCAAACCAGAGGGATCAGAAGAAGACACGGTTCTGAAAGTCACTGTGGACAGCCCCCTCATTGGTAGTTACCCTTACATCAATGAAGCTGAGTATGAGAACAATGATCTTACTACAGAGGAAGAACTGAGAAAATGGGGTGAAGCCAAGTTCAAGAATGGGAATATTGACAAGCCTACTGATCAGATCAAAATTGAAGCTTATGAGCTTGATGGGCAAACTGTCCATCTTGGTGACACAGCAGCCCTCATGAGCTTGAAGCATGATGTCATGCTGAAGAAGAAAGCTGTAGGCTATGTTTTTGATGCCCTTTCAGAAGAGTATATCTCTCTTACTTTTGATGACAAAGCCGGTCACGGTGGAGGCATGTCAGGCTCAAATGGAATTTCTGATGTGGCATCTGAAATCCTTGATACAGTTCAAAAAACTCAAGAGGATGATGAATACTACAAGAAATTGAAAGTATTGGTTGACAATGCCAATAGGGCTTTTGAAGACAAGGCAGGAGCCTTGGAAAAAGAGATCACTGATGGAATTGAGCAAGCCAAAGCACAAGCTGAAGTGGTTAAAGAAGAAATCTCAGCTCAAGTCACTGAGAAGATAGCAGCAGCAAACCAAGCAAACAAGAATGAGATTGTAGAAGAGTTCAAAGCTCAATACAATGGCATTGAAGTGAAAATGAAAGGCTTGACGGCTACAACTGAAAAGCTCATTGAAAAAGATGTAGAAGTGAAAGAGCAAATTGACAAATTCAAACAGTCTACAGAAAGCCAATTCACTGAATTAAAAGGCGCACAATCCAGATTTGAGCAGACTACTGAGAAAGCCGTTTCTGACCTGACTAATGTGGTAAATGGCAAAGCTGATAGGTCATATGTTGAGCAGACGGTGGCAGGAGTCAAAGAAGAGTTCACGAATCTGAAAGTTGGTTCAAGGAACTACGCAGAAGACTATGATTTCACTCGTGGTCTTTGGTTTTTTGCTCATGGCGATTCAAGTGATTCAACCGGTACAGCAGAGAATGGTATATATACCATTACAGGCAATACTAACACTTGGAAACAGGCACAGCTATTTTCTAGCACCGCACCAAGCTGGGCTACCTCAAAAACAACCGCTCTGGACTATCTAGAGAAAGGCGAGCCTTACACTATTTCTTTTTATGCTAAAAGGAATAGCGGTTCAGGAACAATGTGGGTTTCATTGCGTGAAAATAGAAAATCTGGGGACAATCCAGAAAGAATCTATGCTCAACTTCAGTTAACTGATGAATGGAATCTGTACAAAGTTTCTGTTCCAGCTCTAGAAAAAAGCGATGAATTTGATTTTTGGCGCATCATTATCGGATATAGTGAAGCAGGTTCGATTTCATTCAAAAAGGTGGAATTAACACAAAGCACTACTAGAACAGATGCAGGACCAGCCCCAGAAGATCAAGAAGCTATTGTCACAAATGCTTCAGCATCTTTTGAACGTACAGCAAAAGGGCTTAAAACTCAAATCACAGCACTTGAACAGTACACTGGAGAGAGTGGAATCCTTGAGTCTAGGCTAAAACGCTATACAGAAGAGCAAACAAGCAATACCCTGAAGACAATTCGTGAGAATCTATCTGAGAATTACATTTCTAAAAATAAGTACACAGAAGATTCTGAGGGGATCACAAGAAGGATCGAAGCTCTAGGAAGTCAGATTGACCAAGAAAACCTTGTTAAATTAGCTGACAGCTTAACTGAATATACAGCGCCCAACAATGGCACAACCAGAATTACATCAGTAGAGAACGGGATTTTCAAAATGAAAGTTTCCGGATCTCCTGCAAATTCTTATACATTTGCAGGTCCAACATTCCCACTGTATATCAACAAGATGACTCAAGGTGAATACTACTCATTAGGTTTTGAATATCAAGTGAGAAGTGATGTTGAATGTGATAAAGGAATAGCAGTTACACTCAAACGACATTCAAATAATAAGCAAGTGTTTGGGAAGAGTTTTGCAGATAAAACAACAGCAAAAAACACATGGCTGAAAGCTGAGTTCACATTCCTAGCAACTGATTTTGAATTTGATACCTCTGGAAGTTTTCCACTATACTTCTATGCAGTCAACAATGCACACTTTTGGATTCGCAAACCAATATTGGTCAAAGGGCCAAAAGTCCCTCCATACAAGCCAAACAGCTTGGACACAATCAACTCACGAATTGAGAGCAAACTTGCTGAATACAAGCAGACTGTTGATGGTCAATTCTCAACATTCTCAACTGAGTTTGGGAATAATCTGAGATATGCAACAGAAGGACTAAACAATAAGCTTGCAACTCAGGAGCAGGCACTTACAACCAAAATTGAAGAGCAAGCACACTCAACAGATGTCAAACTGGCAACTCAAGCAGATGAGACAAACAAGAAATTATCTAGTCAAAATTCTGTCCTCAATGACAAGTTAGATGATTTCAAGGACAGCATCAACGGGCGCTTTGCGAATTATCAGCAAACAGTTGATGGGCAAGTGGCAACGATCATCAGCCAATTTGATGGAGTTTTGAAAAAAACAGACATCAACATCACAGATGGTCAGATCTCATTTGGCACAGGCAAGAGCATCAATGGAAGGACCATCAGCTCCTTGCTTGTGCAAGAACCGGAAGCTATTGCCTTAATCGCTCAATTGATCAAGGTTAAAGGTGACATGGTAGTTGATGGCTCAATCACAAGCAGGCATCTGGCATCTCAGAGCGTTCGAACAGGACACATGGAATCTGGATCAGTAACCACTCAGATTCTGGCCAGCAATGCAGTGACAGCAGATAAGCTACTAGTTGACTCTGCTATGATCAACAAACTTGTATCAAATCAAGCCTTCATCAGAGAACTAGCTTCACAGAGAGCCTTCATCACTCAACTAACATCTGTGGGAATTTCCGCAAATGATATCCGTGGAGGAAGACTGACAGCAAATTCTGGTGTATCTAGTTTTGATTTAGACAATGGACGATTGTCATTCTACGATAACTTCACAGGAGTTTTCCGGGATCAAACAAATGCTTCTAGCCAAGGGCTTTTCTTCCGGAATGATGATGTAACGATAAACGGAAGACGCTACATCAATTCAAAAGCCATTATAGGTGCTGACCGTCGTGACAACGACATCAGAAATCACTGGGATCAAGGTGGATTCAATGGAATGATTGTGGATACCATCAAAGGAGTAGGAACAGGAGATCATGACAACGCAGATAAGGTCACGTTTGTAGGTGATAGATTTAACTTTACTCACTCTTATAATTATGACCAGGCCACTGGAAGCAATCCTTATGGGTGGAGAATAAGCACTTGGGGAGGAACGACAATTGCTCCATACGGTACCAACGGAAGAAATACCAACGTTCAAGCTGGTGATTTCCTACTTATTAACAATGGAAACAACGGAGTATGGCTCAGACAAGCTCTGAGAACTCTCAGAACAGCGATTCAGCACTTTGTCAATGCAGGATTTGCAACTGATGACTTCACTCCCCAGAATGGAAAACCAATGAGAACAGCTCTCCACAGTTCCATCAGAAATGCAGTAGCTAATTCATTAAGGGATTTTGATAAATTCGGAATTTAGAAAGGTAACAAAAATGAAAGAAAACACTTATGTATCAATCATCACAGATCTAGCCAATCAATTGTCTAGTAAATCAATCAATGAAGCTGAGTTCAAGGCACGATTGAATGAAGCACAGCAGGAGAAGCAACAGCTCCTCAAAGAACTAGAAATCTATCGCTCTGTTCTGGAATCTGACAAAGATTTGAAGGACCTATTTGAAGAAGTTAAGAATAAGAATGAGGTAAATGCCTAATGAATTATAAAGTGCAGTTCAAATCCTATGACCCCGTAGCTAATGCCACAAAGGTTTCCATCAAGCAAGATTATCCATACCGGGTATTTGAAGAATCCCTTCCAAATAACCGCATGGGGGACGAAGAAACAACTCTTGTGGAAGCTGTTCTAAATCTTGTACGAATGGAGTTGGACCCCTCTGGCGCTATCGTAGCCCTCAAGAAAGAGCTTGACAAGTCTGTTGATGCCAATAAGGATGCCATCAATAAAATTCAAGAACTCACTCAAGAGAACGAAAAGAAGGATGTTCAAATCCAGAACAACAAAGCACTTGCTGATTGGTCTGTCCTTGTAGCCGTGACCAATCAAGACAATCCACTTGATCCAACTCTTTACAAGCGAGCGCTTGAACTTGTGGAAGCTGCTCAAATAGGTAAAACCTACAAACAACATGACATCTTCACCCTCGTGGATCCTGATCACACTGAAAAATTCAGTGAAGGAAAACGTGTGTTAGTACAAGTCAACTATGATTTTGTCTATAATGGCGAATCCATCAAAGACTTGAAAGGCCCACTGCTCCAAAATGGCAAGCTTGCAATTTACAATTGGGAAGTACCAAAAGAAGAGAAGCAAAATAAACCATCAGGAGATCTTGAAACTAAACCAGTAGCGCAACCCGAACCATAAATTGAGAGGAGTATGATTGATGTATAAAGAACCAGATGGAATCTTTGGAATCATTGAAGTAGTACGGGATTTTTATGATCACGGTATTGATGAACACATGATTGTGTTCATGTTTATGGCTATTGTTGCTCTAGATATTGTTATAGGAGTATCTAGAGCGTGGGCCTATCATGAATTTTCAAGTAGGAAGTGGAGGAAAGGGCTGGTAAGCCACACAGCTACGATCTTGATTGTAGCCATTGGCTATCCATTCGCTTTGTATATGAATCTTGGAGCTGTAGTTGATGCCTTCATTGTCGCAATGATGGCAGCTTACGGTTCCAGCATCCTTGCAAGCCTTTCAGCTTTAGGGGTTGAAATCCCTGGTCTAGATCGTCTTGTGAAACAAAATATTGATCATGAAAAATTTCAGTTAAAAGATGGCTTGGAAGAGCCTAGTAAACTAATCAAAAAAGGAGAAAAGAAAAAATGAATCAAATCACTGATATCGTAACCAGTAGCGCAATGAGTATTTTTGTAATTTTGGTTGGAATTGTTGTTCAGGCAGTCAAGAAATATCTCTTGACTCGTGGAGGAAAGAAAGCTCTTGAAGTTGCTGAAATTCTTGCAAACAACGCTGTGAATGCCACTGAACAAGTAGCAGGAACATTGGACATCCACGGCAAGGATAAGATGGAGCATGCTAAGACTAGCTTGATCGAAGGTCTAGAAGCATATAACATCAATTTGACCAATGACCAATTGAACACATTCATTGAAGCCGCTGTGAAAAAAGCCAATGAACAATGGAAGAAATGAGGTTCAAAATGGTAGCAACAAATGACATTTTAAGTTTTTCAGAATCTTTGGCCAATCAAGGTGTTGGAGCCGATGCAGATGGTGCGTACGGGACCCAATGTGTTGACTTACCAAATTCAATTTCTATCAACTTTTTCGGGAAAGCTCTCTGGGGAAATGCTATTGACCTACTTAATTCAGCCGCTGGGTTAGGGTATGAAGTAGTATATGATGCAGTAGGAGTCAACCCACGAGCAGGAGCCATCTTTGTCATGGATACAACTTATCTGTATGGCCATCCTTATGGTCACACAGGAATTGTGATTGAGGATAGTGATGGAGTCACTATGAGAACCATTGAACAGAATATTGATGGCAATGCTGATTCACTCTATGTTGGAGGTCCTGCACGATACAACACACGCAACTTTGATGGAATTGTTGGATGGTTCTATTTCCCAACTGATGACACATCTGTGGCATTTGAACAGCCAGAACCATCAGAACCATTGACAATTGAATCAAATGGATTCCATCCAGAAACAGGGACATTCACTGTTGAGGTGTCTGCTCTAAATGTACGAGCTGAAGCCGGTCTTGGAGCTGAAATTGTAGCTGTATATAGTGCAGGTCAAGAAATCAACTATGATGGATGGCTTGACAATGATGGCTATATTTGGATCTCGTACATTGGCGGTTCTGGAAATCGTAGATATGTGGCTGTTGGACAGTCAGAAAATGGACAACGCATCACAGACTTTGGATCTTTTAAATAAGAAATGACAGCCTTCCGAAAGGAGGGCTTTTTTTCTGTTATAACGGAAAAAATCAGAAATGTCTGTTATAACCTCAAACAATTATCAAAAAATCTTTTCCTATTAAATAACTTCCTTTTATATCTAAGATAAAAAAATAAAACTTGAACTTTCTTGAAAGCTATGCTAAACTAACAATGTGAGCAATGAACTTGTGGAGTTTTAGAAGTCAGTACCTAAAACAGACCCTAAAATCTAAAAGCAGCGATATGATTGAGTTTTAGAAACTCCCACCGGCTCCATATATACTTTCTAAAACTTCTTAAAACTTCCCAAAACATTGATAATTCAATGTTTTTTATTTTTATACTTTCTATTCTTTCCCATACCTTTTTGAAATTAACAGACCCAAAAACAGACCCTTTTTTTCGGAAGGGTCTGTTTTTATGTTATTTGTTTAAAAATCAATATAGTTTGCGAATTTCTCACCAATATCATCTTTGGCTTGTTTTGTGATATGTGTGTATACATTCATGGTTGTCTTTAGATCTGAATGACCAAGACGATGCTGGACCTGCTTCAATGTCATTCCTGCTTCAAAGCACAAGCTGGCATGTGTATGCCTAAAACCGTGAATCTTGATTGGCTTGATATCTGTCCCTTTTACGATTTGCAAAAGCCACTTTCTGGGCAATGAGCTTGGAATAGGCTTTCCTTCAGGGCTTTCAAAAATGAAAGTGGTAGTAGGATTCATTTCCTTGTACTCTGATAGTAGATCAATTGTCCTTTGATCAAGGCTAATCAGTCGGACACTACTCTTGTTTTTAGTAGCTCCCACAGATTCGCCCTCAAAACCTCTTGTAATGGCCTTGTTTATGTTCAAGGTGTTATCTATCCAGTCAGTCCATTTGAGAGCTAAAATCTCCCCTTTTCTGGCTCCTGTGAACGCAAAAAGACGAAATATGACTTTCTTTCTCAGATCATCCGTATCATCCACTAATTTCATGAATGCTTTTAACTCATCTTTATCATAAAAATCACTAGAAGAATCACTCTCTTTTTTGACAAGAGTGGTGACACTATCAACAGGATTGGTTGAAATATAACCATAACGGATGGCATATTTGAAAATGTTATTCATCAGACCTTTCAACTTGCGCCCGTACACTAATTTTCTGGACCACTCATTGATCTGTTCCTGTAGCTGAAGAGGAGTGATGGAAGCTATTTTCTGACTACCCAAAACAGGATAGATGTGATTTTTGATATTTCTTTCAGTCTTGATGTAAGTGCTATCCTGAACAGTGTCAGCGTACTCTTTGAGCCATTTCTTTGCAACTTCCTCAACTGTAATGTCTTTCTTTGTTTGCTCCCCATTCTCTAAATCATCTTGAAGTTGCAATAGTGCTGACCGTGCCTTTGCTTTGGTTGGAAATCCTTGACGCTTGACATACTTATCTTTTCCGTTCTCCTTGCCTACATAGATCCGAAATCCGTAGGCAGTCTCACCATTTTTCTTTTTGTAAGCTTTAATTTGCATTTCATTCTCCTTTAAAAAATGGAGATCTTTTTATTTTAGCTTCTTTAAAAGCTCAATTATCTCTTCATTTTGTTGGATTAAGATTTGATTTTGTTGAATCTGAACTTTTTCCAATGCTCCCGGACCACTTGCATTCATTATTGCCACAGCTTTGCTGTCCATAACATTTCCAATATAGGCAGCCTGTTCTGGGTATTTTTCCAAAATGTTCAGCATGTTATTTTTTTCAAAATAAGGATAAGCATCATTGTAGTATTTTTGTTTTTGAGCAATTTCTTTTTCATCATTATTTTTCCCAAAAATAGCCATCGTTTTTCTCCTTTTTAACTAATTAGTGAATTATATTCGTCTTTGACCATCGTTTCATTTGCGATGGTCTTTAGACTGTACTTTTCCATGAAATGCAGATAATTGAATTCCTTGATATCATCCATCAATTTCAACTCTTCTTCAAGTAAATGATGAATCATGCTTCTATCAGCCTGCAATTCGCAAAGCTCCCTGTTCAATTCGTATTGGACAGGAGTGTGTTCTTTGTGACCAAGTTCATGAAGAGCAACTTGTTTTTGTTCCTCATTCGACAGATTTATATCCAATGCCAAAACATTCAACACTGGATTAAAGAATCCGGGACTGTGCCACTCACTGCCATCAAAATAGCACAAGCTTACTCCCTCATTTGCACAAAGTTCTTTCACAGTCATAAAATGCACCTCTATTTATTTTTTAAGTGTGCCTCCAGAACCGCTGTAATGAAATCTATATCTTCTTCAGTCAATGGTTTTCCATCAAACAGCATTGATTGAGCAGCGACATCTCTGAGGTCTAATGGTGCAGAAGCATCACCATCTTTTGCAATGTTTGGATTTTCTGTACGTCCCAATAGGTAGTCGGTGGAAACATTAAAAAAATCAGCAATTTTTGAAACCCGTTCAACATTCGGAGTGGACTTCTTCATGTTATAAATAGTATTTCTACTAAAACCCAAATTTTCTTCAAGTTTATTTAATGAAATACCCTGTTTGTCAGCCAATTCTTTTATTTTTTCAAATGTAAAAAACATTGATTTATCAACCTTTCTGAGGCATGACAAAAAATATTTAATAAATTTACTACAAAACTGTTGACAATTAGTAATAAATTTATTACAATACTATTTGTAAGCTAAAGAGTTAGCGAATAAGACAAACCAAATAATAAACCTAAAAAAACTGATTGGCGTCCGTTTGGTCTAGGTATAACTTGCTATTTAGTAGGTCTTTTCTCTATGTTCTGATTTTAATAAATTTATTTATTAATGTCAAGAAATTCGCTAACTTTTTAAATAATTTTAAAAAGGAGGATCAGAAATGAGCCAACAACATCAAAAATGGATTCAGTTAGTCAAAGATAAACTGATTTCAGAAGGAATGACACAAACACATTTAGCCCGTGCTTGTGGTGTGAAGAAACCCACGATTTCCGAACTGCTCAAATATGGTAAAGGCAGCAACAAACTGAAGAACCGTGTTTGTGATGTTTTAGGTATTGATGAAACATGGGTAGATTCAGAAGAACTGTGAGGAAGTTTGAATGGTATTAGAATTATTCGGCCCAGAGTTCAAAGATAAACTATTTGAAGAGCTGGTTCAATTAAATATCAAAGCATTGGATGAAGCTAAAAAAAGAACATCAAGACAGATCACATGGGTCTCCATCAAAGAGCTTCAAGCATCCACAGGCTGGGGAAGAACAAAACTCGAAGAATGGAGAGACCAAGGAAAATTTCAATTTCAGCAATCTGGAAAAGGTGGGAAATACCTTTACAATCTGGAAGATGTTCAGCGGTTTTGTCGCTCAATGCAAAAATAAAAGCACCCGAAAATTCAGGCGCTTAACAAAATTACTAAAACAATTATAACACAAGGAGGCCGCACATGGCAATATCTAGAGAGATGACAGCCACTGAGGCAAATGTCCTTAACTACATCAAAAATAATGCAACAAACGGATCACCAATTACAGCAAAACAGCTCAGAAAAAAAATTCACTGTGGCAAGAGAACATTGGAAAACATCATTGAAAGCTTGCGTGTGAATTTTGGGCATCCTATAGTTGCAAAGAAGAGAAAACCCAATGGGTATTACCTTCCTAAAAATGATGAAGAACGGAATGAGGGATTGGCACCCTACAAGCGCCAAATCTTGACAGAACAAAAGAACCTGGCAGCAATCATGGCTGTCGACTTGAATGAATACTGGAGGAATTAAAAATGTTACTAGAAATTATTATTGCTTTACTCATCATGGTGATCTTGCTTCAAATGATTATCATCAGCGCAATTAGTGAGCGATGCAAAGAATCAAAGCGTGAACTCAAAAAAATGATTGAAGAACAGCAACGCATTCAAGAAGCACGGGAAG